CCGCACATCGCAAGCGGCCAAGACGCCAGCCGATGCCGGCGTCGCCTTCTGGTGGCGCTTTCTCGAGTTCGGCACCGGCAAGCGGCGCTCGGCGCGCCTGCCATCGTTCATGAAGAAGGGCCGCGTCGCTCGCACCGCTCGCAACATGCACGCGCAGAGCCGCTACGAGCACGCACACAGCACCGGCGCCCTCTCGGCGCGCCCGTGGGTGCGGCCGGCGTTCGACGGCAGCGCGCCCGCCGCCATCGACGCATTCCGCGCCGTCTTCCTCAAACGCACCGCTGAGGAAACCGACAACCTTCCAAAGTAGGAGGACGCCATGTCCCGCATCTCGTCACACGGCTCTGTCATTTCGATCCAGAGCGAGGCGGCGGAAACCGTCTCGCCCATCGTGAGCGCGACCAAAGCCAAGCCGTGCGTCATCACGACCAGCGGCGCGACCCCACCCGCTGTGGGCGACATCGTCGTGCCGACCGGCACCGGCTGGGCGTCCATCGAGGGCCGCCCGTTCAAGGTGAGCGCCGCCGCCGCCGACGTGATCACGCTCGGCGACAGCGACACCAGTGGCGAGGCCGACGTCATCCAGACCGGCAACCTCAACAAGCCGACCTTCACCGAAATGTGCCGCTCGACCTTCACCGTCAACAACCCGGCCGGCGCCACCATCGACGTGACGACGCTGTGCGATAACGCGCACCAGATCGTCGCCGGCCTCCCGGCCATCGGCACGTGGCAGGCGAACGGCTTCTATGACAGCAACGACGCGGCGATTGGCATTGCCCGCGACTACTATCGCAGCGGCGAAATCGTCGCCTTCCTCGCGGTCTTCCGCGATGGCTCAGGCATCGCCTTCAATGCCACGGTGAACGTCTTCGACATCGTGCTCGGCATCAACGCGGCGATCACCAACAACCTGGGCGGCCAGATCAGCGGGCTCGTCTCGATGTTTCCGGCGCCGGCCGGCCCATGAGCAAGTGGGCGTGGAACGGCCGCGAGGTGATCTTCACCGAGTTCAACATCGCGGCCGGTCGTGAGATGCGCAAGGCGTTCGCCGAAGACACCGAGCGCGGCACCTATGTCGCGCTGATCAAATCGGCGCGCTATGCCGATGACGGCTCGCCGGTGTTTCAGTCCATCGAGGAAATCGAAGCGCAGCCGTTCCGCCTGCAGCAGCGCATCATGCTGATGGCGGTCGAGGCGTCCAAGGTGAACAGCCCGGAGGAAGACCCCGACGTCCCTTTGCACTGACGCCGGAGCGGGTTTTCCTGCACCGGCTCGCGCTGGCGTTGGGCAAAACGGTGGGCGAGATCGAGCGCACGATGTCGTTCCGCGAGCTTCTGCATTGGGGCCTGTTCGAGTTGGCGCGGCCGCTGCCCGATGAGCTTGCCGACCTGCATAGCGCGCTGATCAGCACCGTCGTCGTCAACCTCACGCGCTCGGCCGACGCGCCGCCGGCGCAGATGGCCGACTTCCTGATGCAGCGCCGGCCGCTGCCGGAGGCACCGCGCGCGCCGCGCGAGCTCAGCGAAGCCGAGAAGTTCCGGGCCGCACTCGCTGGGGGAGGTTCCTGATGGCCATTGCGGGCGACATCGTCATCAAACTGGCGGCCGACTTCGCCGAGTTCGCCCGCAATATGGACGAGAGCAGCAAGAAGCTCGAAGAGTTCGGCGCGAGCGCTCAGCGCACAGGCGACAAGGTCTCGTCGTTCATCTCGCAGATCAAGAGCCTCGTCGGTGGCCTCGGCCTCGCCGAGTTGGTCAAGCAAATCGGCGAGTACACCGATGGCCTCGTGAAGATGGAGGCGGCGACGGCGACGTCGGCCGCCACGCTCGGCGTCTCGACCGACCAGTTCCAAGCGCTGCAATTCGCCGCGACGATGTCGGGCCAGAGCGTCGATGCCGTCACCGCGACCTTCACCAAGTTCAACGTCTCCATCGGGCAAGCCGCCGACGGCAGCAAAAAGCAACTCGATGCGTTGAACCAGCTTGGCGTCAAAATCCTCGACAGCAACGGCAACCTTCGCTCGCAGGCTGATCTGCTCGCCGAGGTCGCCAAGAAGCTGCTCGACATCCCACCGGGCGCGCAGCGCGCCGCGCTCGAAGTCGTGCTGTTCGGCAAGGCCGGCCAGGACCTCAACGCTGTTCTGGAGCAACTCAAAGGCGGCCTCGGCAGCTTGACCGATCAGGCCAAGGCGATGGGACAGGTGTTCCCCGAGAGCGTGATCAAAAACGCCGAGGATGCCGAGCGCACGTGGGCGCTGGCCCAGCGCCGCTTCGACGTGGTGGTCGGCAGCATGCTGGCGATGAACGCGGCGGCGACCGCCAACACGGTCTCCGACTGGATCACTGCCATCGGAAATGCGCTCGCCTACGTCGGCCAGCAGGAAGGCATCCTCGACAAGTTGATGGCGCTGCTGCGCGTGATCAACAACGCGCCCGGCCCGCTCGGCGTCGGGCAGATGGGCGACCCCGCGCTTAAAGCCGCGCTCGACGCCGAAAGCACAGCGCTCGACAGGCTCACCACGGCGCAAAAGCGCCTCAACGAGATGCCGGCCTACATCGGCAACGACGACGCGCGTCGCACCGATGCCATCAACGCGCTCACGAGGGCCGAAGAGAACTATGCCAAGGCGCGCGAGCAGTCGTCGCGCGCGCTTAACCAGTCCGGGCAATTGCCGGTCGCGCCGCCGATGGAGCCTACCGTCGTGCGCCCAGGTGCCTCCAACCCGCCGGCCAAGGGCGGCAGCGGCGCCAAGGAGCAAGAGACCATCGAGGCGATGATCAAGCGCTACGCCGACCTTCAGGTGGCAGCGCAGAAGACCTACGACTTCATCGGCACCGAGCGCGGCAAATCCATCGAAGACCTTACCCGCGAGGTGAAGGTCCAGCAGACCAGCGACGACATCATCACGAAGTTTGAGGACAAGCACGGCAAGATCAGCGACGACCAGCGGCGGCGCCTAGAGGCCAACGTCCTGGCTTATGAGAAGCAGAAGGATGCAGCGGCGGCGCTGCTGAAGGTCGAGACCGATGCTGCGGCCACCGAGCTTCGGCTGGGTGATGGCACGGCCGAGTATTTCAAGCGCCTCACCGAGTTGAACAAGGAGCGCGACACCGGGCGGGTGAGCGCGCTCGCCTACAACAACGCGCTCGTCGAGGCCAAGCAGAAAGAGCAAGACCTCTCCGACCAGTCGAAGCGCACGCAGAACGATCTGGAGAGCCTCGCCGCCGGCTTCGATCAGGCGGCGCGGACCTACGCCAAGTCGACCGATATGTTCGCGACCGGCGGCCAGATCTTCAACGGCATCACGACGGCGATGACGGACAGCCTCGACGTGCTGGCCGGCAGCAGCACTAAAACCTGGCAGCAGATCGCGCTGGGCTTCACGCAGATGCTCGAAAAGATGGCGCTGCAAGCCGCGCTCTCGCCGGTCTTCAAAATGATCAGCAGCGGCATCACCAACCTGCTCACACCGGCGGCCACCTTCCCCGACGTCGGCTCGCTGATCGCCACGCTGCCGCTGCAGGGCTTGGCGGCCGGCGGCCCGGTGAGCGCCGGCACGCCCTACGTCGTCGGCGAGAAAGGGCCCGAGCTATTCGTGCCGGCCGGCGCCGGTGCCATCCAGCCGATGGGCACTGGCGGCGGTGGCGTCACCGTCAACCTCGACATGAGCCAGACGCAGGGCGCGAGCGATCCGTCGAGCGCGCTGGCGTTCGGCCGCAAGATCAAAGCCGCCGTCGTCGACGTGATCCAGAACGAGCAGCGGCCGGGCGGCACGCTTTACAGCCGCGTCACCGCCTGAGGAGGCCGCGATGGCAAATCCAACTCCGTGGTGGGGCTGGTGCCCGCAGGCCGGCGCGGCACGCGTGACCGCGCTCACCATCGACCAGACCAACTATGGCGACGGCTACAACCAGCGCGCCACGCGCGGCCTCAACCCGGCGCGCGCCTCGTGGACGCTCTCCTTCCCTTTCACTTCCCTCGCCGACTTGACCGCGATGGACGCCTTCCTGAAGGCCAATGCGACCACCGGCTTCTGGATGCAGCCGCCCGACGCCGCCGCGCCGCTATTCGCCACCGCTGATACGTGGACGGCGACCATCATCGACAAGAACAACAAGAGCGGCATCGTCGGCACGCTGCAGGTGACGATGGCGCAGAGCTTCAACCCGCAGCCGATCAACGCGCCGCCGTTCGTCGCGCGGCTCCGGGCAGCGCGGCGATGAGCGACCTCGAACTCGAAGGGCTGATCACGCTCTACCAGCTCGACACGACGATGCTGGGGCCGCAGGGCCAGTTGTTCTACTTCAGCAGCGCCGAAGACCTCGACACCGAGATCTGGTGGGGCGGCAACCGCTACGTCGGCCTGCCGATGAGCGCGTCGGGCTTCGAGGCGTCGACCAAGGGCGCGCCGGCACAGCCCACCATCACGCTGTCGAACATCTACGGCGCGGCCAATCTGCTGATCGACACTTACAACGGCCTCGTCGGCGCAGCGGTGAGCCGGATCCTGACGATGCGCCGCTTCCTCGATGACGGCGCGACGCCCGATGCCAACGCCTGGATTAGTTGGGACACCTACGTCATCGCCCAGAAGACCAGCCACAACGCCTTGGCGGTGATCTTCAAGCTGGCGACGCGCATGGATCAGGAGGGCACGCAACTGCCGCGCCGGCTGATCCTGCGGGACATCTGCACGCACGCCTATCGCTTCTGGGACGCCAACATCGGCGCCTTCAACTACAGCCTCGCGACCTGTCCCTACACCGGGAATTGGTTTTCAGACGCCAACAACGATCCGGGCGCGCCGCAGCAGGACATGTGCTCGCGCACCATCATCGGCTGCTCGCAGCGCTTCGGCGGGCAAGTGCTGCCGGCGCGCTTCTTCCCCGGCGTCGGAAAGGTGAAGTGAGCGATGACAGCGCTGCCCAACTACCAACCCGTCGTGCCGCTGTCGCCGGCATTTCCGGCCGCCTGGACGCGCGAGATCGCCGAGGCCGCTTATGAGCACGCGGCCACCGCCTTCCCCGCCGAGGCGGCGGGCTACGTCGAGGGCGGCGTCTACTTCCCGCTCGACAATCAATCGAGCACGCCCAGCGACGACGTGAGGATCAGCGACACCGATCTGCTGCGCGTCGCCGGCGCCGATCTGTTCTTTCACAGCCATCCCAACGCCAACGGCTGCCCGAGCGAGACCGACATGGTCTACCAGCAGCAACTCGGCATCCCGTTCGTGGTGATGACGCTGCCGCACTACGACATCTTCGCTTTCGGCGACATGCTGAAGCGCGCGCCGCTGATCGGCCGGGGCTTCCGCCACGGCGTCCATGACTGCTACGCCCTCGTCCGCGATTGGTATCTCGAGAAGGGCATCACCAAGCTGTGGGATCAGCCGCGCGGCTGGGAGTGGTGGAGCAACAAGCAGAACCTCTATGTCGAGAACTTCGCCGCTGCCGGCTTCGACAAGATCGACCGTGACGCGGCGACCCGGCAAGGCGACCTGCTGCTGTTCAACTTCAATTACGGCGTGCCGATGCACGCGGCGCTGGTGATCGACGGCGGCCTGCTGATGCACCACGCCTCGGGCACCAAGGCGGTCGACCCGACCCGGCTGTCGACGCTGGTGCCACGCCAGCGAATGGTCAGGCACGCGTCGATGGCGCTGAGGCACCGCGACCTGTGACGCGCGACATCTACCTGTACGGCACAGCGGGCCGCGTCCACGGCCGGCACTTCCGGCTCAACGTCGCCTCGCCGGCTGAGGCGGTGCGGGCGCTCATGACGCTGCGGCCGGGCCTGCGGCAGATGCTGCGCCAGGGCTATTGGCGGGTGATCGTCGGAGCGCCGCACCTTGCCAACGCCATCGACGGCCGGCTGCTCTACATGCGGGCCGGCGATCAGCCGCTTCACATCGTGCCGGCGACCGGCGCGGCCGGCGGCGGCGGCGTCGGCAAGGCGGTCGCGGGCGTGGCGCTGATCGGCGCGTCGGTGCTCACCGCCGGCCTCGCCGCGCCGGCTGGCCTCGCCGCCTTGGGCACGTTCGGCGGCTTTGCCGGCGCGCTGGGCAGCGAGGTCGCGATTGGCGGCGTCGGGCTCGGCCTCACCTATGGCGGCATTGCGCTGGCCGGCGCGTCGATGGTGCTGGGCGGTATCTCGTCGCTGCTCACGACCCCGCCCGCGCAGACGCAAGCGACGCAGCCCACCGCGATGGCACCGCCCGGCAACAACCCCTCGTTTCTGTTCAACGGCGTCACCAACAACAGCCAGCAGGGCGGCCCGGTGCCGCTGGTGTTCGGCACCCACCTCGTCGGCTCAATCGTGGTGTCGGCCGCGCTGGTCGCTGAGGACATCGCGCCATGAAGCCTGAGAGCATCAACGTCGAGCGCATCGCCGACCCGCGCCTGATCGCGCGCAAGGGCGACGGCAAGAGCGGTGGTGCGAACAGCGGCGGCACGACCTCGCCGCACAACCCGGTGCAAGCGCCCAACACGCTGCGCTCGCTGGCGACCGCTCGCATCCTCGAAGTGCTGAGCGAAGGCGTCGTCGCCGGCATGCACACGGCGGCGCTCGGCGGCCAGTTCTGGAACAGCGTCTATCTCGATGGCACGCCGATCTGCGATGCCGCCGGCAACTTCCAGTTCGATCTTCGGCAGGGCGACTTCCGCTACGGCTACCCGAGCCAGGACGCGATCCCTGGCTTCTCGATGTCGGAGGCCGAGTTTTCGGTCGGCGTGCTCTGCACCTATGCCACGCCGGTGGTGCGCCAACTCAGCGACACCAACATCACAGCGGTGCGCTACACGCTGCAAATCCCGGCGCTCTATACGCAGGAGCAGAACGGCGACATCGATCAGGCGAGCGTCGCCTACGCCTTCGACGTCAGCATCGATGGCAACACGTGGTGGAACGCGGTGACTGAGCGGATCACCGGCAAGTGCATGTCGCCTTACCAGCACTCGGTGCGCGTCACCTGGCCTTGGCAGGCGACCACCAGCATCCAAGTCCGCGTCGAGCGCCTCGACTTCGATAACGTGACCAACGTCCAGAACGTGCTCAACTGGTCGTCCTACACCGAGATCGTCGATGGCCAGCTTTCCTATGATGACACCTGCATCATGGCGATGGCGGTCGACGCCGAGCAGTTCCCCAACGTGCCGAAGCGCGGCTACCTGCTCGATGGCATCATGGTCGAACTGCCGACCAACTATAACGGGCGCACGCACGGCTACAGCGGCGATTGGAACGGCAACTTCTACATCCAGTGGACCAACAACCCGGCGTGGATTTTGTATGCGCTGCTCACCAACGAGCGCTGGGGTCTCGGCCGCGACATCGATGCG